TTGTTAAAATTCTAAGATATGGCAACACAACCATTAAGAGTAAAAATAAATGGTGATGCTAGTGGCTTAAACGGAGCTATCAAAAGTGCATCAAGCAAACTAAAATCATTTGGTGGTAAACTAAAAGGACTAGGCTCATCTTTGCAATCTCTTACATTGCCAATGACATTAATTGGTGGTGCAAGTGTTAAGATGGCATTAGACTTTGATAAGTCTATGACTAAAATAAAATCATTAGTTGGTATTGCAAGTGACTCTGTTGATGAAATGGGTAAAACGGTAAAAAAACTTGCTATTGACACTGGTACATCTTCACGTGAAGCAGCTGATGCTTTATTCTTCATAACCTCTGCAGGTTTACGTGGTTCTGATGCCTTAAAAACTTTAGAAGTTTCGTTAAAAGCCGCAGCGTCAGGACTTGGAGAAACCGAAACTATTGCAAGATTGAACACTGCTGCTATGGCAGCATATGGTAAAGAAAATTTATCTACCGCAGCTGCTACTGATGTTTTAGTTGCTGCTGTAAAAGAAGGGCGTTTAGATTCTGCGCAATTAGGTCAAGCTATGGAACAAGTTGTACCTATTGCATCAGAAATGGGTGTTGAGTTTAATGAACTTGGTGCTGCATTTGCGGCTGTATCAAGAACTAACTCAAATGCATCAATAGCTGCTACTGGACTAAGAAGTGTATTAGTATCATTATTAAGTCCAAGCGAACAAGCACGTGAAGCCCTAGAAGGTATGGGATTAGGCGCAGATTTTATAAGACAAAACATAAAAGAAAAAGGATTATTAAATACATTACAATTATTAGCAGAAAAGTTTGACGGTAATGCTGATGCTACAACTGCTGTATTTGGTAACATTAGAGCCTTATTACCTGTAATGAGTTTAACAGGCAAAAACGCAAAAGAAGTTGAAGGTATTTTTTCAAGAATGGAAAATACTTTAGATATGACATCTCAAGCTTTTAAAACTACAGAGCAATCTGCTAGCTTTAAATTTCAAAAAGCATTAAATGGCGCAAAAGAAACTTTAACTAGTCTAGGGCAACAATTATTAGTTGCTGTAGTGCCTTTATTACAAAAGGCTGCAAGTTTTGTACAAAATCTATATCAAAGATTTAATGAATTAAGTCCTATCACAAAAAAATTAGTTATTGCTCTAGGTGGCGTAGTAATAGCGTTACCAACTATTATATCGTTGGCAGGTACACTTACAGGTATTTTAGGTGCTTTACTATCACCAATAGGTTTAGTAGCAGCTGGTTTAGCTGGCATAGCATATGTAATAAGTCAAAACTGGAATGAAATTTTGCCTGTTGTAGTAGGTCTTTACAATCAATTTGTAGACTTATATAATTCATCTGGATTATTGAGATTAGCAATAGGTGCTATAGGTGCTGTGTTTAAAACAGTTTTTATAGCTGCAAAAGCATCTGTAATGAAATTTGTAAATGTTTTTAAAACAATGTGGAAATTAATCAAGGCATTTAGTAAAGATGGTTTTGATGCATCTTTTGGAGATATATTAAAAGAAGGTTTTATAGAAAGTAAAAAAATTACTAGCGATGCAGGAGAAGAACTGGCAACTGAATTAACAGATAGTTTTGCAAATTCAGTAGGTAATCAACTAGAAAAAAAGACAGTTGAGCAAGTACAAAAGGGTATTAATAATGCTGTTGCTAAATCAAAAAGCATTATAAATAATGCGGTAAATTCTATGTTTTCTGGAGGTGGTGGAGGAGGAGGTAGTGATTCTACAGAATCAGGACTTGCGCAAGGTATGACACAAATTAATCAGCCATCTGCTTTAAGTCAATTAGTGACATTGCCAGATATAATATTAGGAACGCCAGAAGGTTATAATGAAAAATTTGATGCATTCGCAACAAAAATGCAAGAATTAGGTTTAAATATTGAAACTATAATGAGTGAAGTTGGCAATTCTTTTATGTCTGCATTTTCTGCTATGATGGAAGGTAAAAATTTTGTAAAGGCACTAGGGCAAATGTTAGGTCAAATTATAAAACAATTAGTTGCTGCTGCATTAGCTGCTTTAGCATTATCAACTATATTAGGTGGTTTAGGTATAGGTGGCATTGGAGGTGGTAAATTTAAATTTGGAAAGCTATTTGGACAATTATCTGGTTTTGGAGGTAGTAGCGCTACTGAATTTGCAAACGGTGGTATTGTTAGCGCACCTACTATGGGTCTAGTTGGCGAATATCCAGGAGCAAGAAGCAATCCAGAAGTAATAGCTCCACTAAGTAAATTAAAAGGTATGCTTGGCAATAATAACAATGCTAGTAACGTACAAGTCGGAGGGTCATTTGAACTAAGGGGACAAGATTTAATTGTTGCTTTAGAGCGTGCAAATTCTACTAGAAATAGAATGATATAATTTATGGCATACGGTGTTAAATACAGATTAGATTTTAGTGATGTTTTAAGCTTTGGAAAAAGGTTAGAAATACTAAAAAAAAATTATTCAGGACCAAGAAATTTTATGGTCGGTCAAGCAGAGCCAGTAGTAATTCGATGGAACGCAAATGACGATTATTATAATTCGCCTATAGTTGGGTCTGTATGTTCTTTAAATTTATTCACAACAGACGATGTAAGCTATGATAATTTTTATGAATACGATGAACGTGAATATCAAGTTAAAATTTCTTACAAAGACTCTAACAACAATTATCAAACATATTGGATAGGTTATTTAGTAGTCGACAGACATATTGAAGAATATAAATCAAATCCTGTTGCTTTTACTTTAAAAGCATATGATGGTTTAGGTACTTTAGATAATTATTCAACGCCTTTATTTACATCACCGTTTAATGAAAATACAGGTATATTTAATAGAACAAGAATTGCTACTATATTAGCACATTTAGATTTAGATTTAGATATTAAAGTACAAGCTGATATAACACCTGGTTTTTCTTTAACTCCAACTTATCCTTCACGTAAAGCTGTTATGAAAAGCATATTAATTACAGCTGGGCGTAATGAACTAATCAATAACTTTGATGTTCCAACTTGTAAAAAACAATTAGAAGCTATATTAAGAAGCTATAATTGTAGAATATTTCAATCTTATGGGTGTTGGTATATAGTAGAAAACACTAATATATTTGATTATAATGTAAAAAATACAATATTTACCACCTTAGCTAGTGGTGGTAGTGTAAGCAACATACGAACTAGTATAAAAAACCAGTTGGTAAGTAGTTCAGATGAAGTCATACAAACTGATTTATATAATACAAGTGGTGTTTATCAATCATCTAGTAACGATTCTGTATTAAGAATAGTGCCTACAACATTAAAAAGTATTGGTAGCGATTTAGTTAGAGAGTATATACAACCGTTAAATAAAGCTAGATATAATTTTAAAACTACACAGTCTAATGTATATCAATATACTAGAAATGTTGGTTTTGAGTATGGTTCATATGGTTGGATTTTAAGTAGCTATGCATCTTTAGTTACTGATGAAACAAATCAACAAGGTAACAAAGCTATCAAATTAGTCAACGCACCTACGTCTGGAGAAACTTTAGTTTTTAATTCTGATTATGTAGGACAAACAGCAAAAGGTTGGAATTATTATTATACTGGCGTCAAGTCGCAGATAGGTATTTTTGTTGATAAAAATGAAAATAGTGTTGCAAACTTTACATTACAATTTAGAATAGTAGCAAGCGCACCACCTAATTTTTATTATTGGGATGATGTAAATAGTACTTGGACTACTACAAGCACCACAATAACTAGAGAGATACAAGTTTTTAATAATTGGCAGACAATAGATGTAAGTTTTGATGGTACAGGTTACCCCACTAGTTTGACTAATAATCAAATTGGCATACAGGTTTTAAATTGTACATATAGTGGTACAGGTGTTGAAGATATATATTTTGATAATGTAGGTATTATTGGTAATTATTTTAAACCAAGTGGTTTATCTGCTGAACCTAATGCTAATGTAAATATACCTAATTCTTATATAGAATTTGCAGAGCGAAATAACAGTACACTAGTTTTTAGTGATGAAAAAACAATTACAGGAACTTATTATTTTAATGGTGTTTTAACTACTGATTACGCTTATCACAGAACACGAGATTATAATACAAGAAAACCAATATTTGAACGTCATTTACAAAACATAATGAATGACTATAGAGATTTTGTTGTTAGATATGAAGGCACTTTTAGAAATGAAATACAAAATCCATTGTCTATGCATAATAGATTATGGTTTAATTTTGGTGCATCTATAGCACAAGACGAGCAAAGTTGTTTTATAAATGGTTTAGAATATAAAGTTAAATCTGCTAATGCAAAAGTCATAGCACATTTACCAAATGATGATGATGATATTGATTTAAAGTTTAGAATAACTACAGAATAGAAATTCAGAATCCCCTTTCTGTTTGCGAAGAAATCCCTAATTTTTTTTTAATTTTAGGGGTTTTTTTATGTTAATTAAAAATATTTTTTTATTTTTGTGTAAACTTTAAAATTAAAATATGTTTGAAAATCTATTTAAAGACGAGTTAAAAAGTCTTAAATTAAAACGGTATGATGTGTGCGAAATTCTTAAATGCACAATGCCCACACTAAAATCAAGAATACAAAATCCTGATACATTTACTATAAGTGAATTAAATATTTTACGTGACTCAGGGTTTGAAAATTCAGTCAAAAATTTAATAAACAATTAAACAATTAATAATATGAAAACAATTAACATTAAAGGTAATAAATATGTTACCGTAAATGAACGACTAATTTATTTTAGACAACAAGAACAATTTAAAAACTGGCAAATAGTAGAAGAAATAGTTTCTTTAGATGAAAAAGAAGGTATATTTAAATGTAGTATAAATGATACAGATGGTAATATAGTTTCTACAGCTCATACACAAGAATATAGAGACAGTTCTAATGTCAATAAAACATCTTTTGTAGAAAATGGATTTACCTCTGCTTTAGGTAGAGCATTAGGTTATTTAGGTATTGGTATAGATACTGCCATAGCATCGGATGATGAGGTGAAAATTGCAAAAAATAACCAGAATGTAAAAAGTGACTCTAAAGAGTGGCTGACAGCTTCACAATTTGAGGCAACACTAAAAGGAGGACCAAAACAAGCTAAAAATGTTTTAAAAAAATTTAAAATGAAAAGTGAATACAGAGAAAAAATAAATAAAATGTTAGAAGAAAAAAAATAAATAATAAATTAAAATCAAATAAATAATTATGAGTGAACAAAAAAAATCAATTTATGTAAACGGTGTAAGATTTTTCCCAAAAGGAGATAAAGCACCACAAAACTTATTAGCTAATGGTGTAATTACGCCAAATGAATTAATAAAATGTTTAAAGCAAGCTGAAGTACAAGATGCTAAAACAGAATACAAAGGGGAAACACAATTTAAAATTAACCTTTGGCAAAATGATGACAATTCAGTTTCTATGAGTTTCAACACTTGGAAGCCTGAAGGATCAAAACAAGCAGATGAGGGGGATGGCGATTTACCTTTTTAGGTTATCGTTTTATAAGAAGGGATTCAGCAATGAGTCCCTTTTTTTTTAAAGTTTTTTTTCATTTATGTTGTGAAATTGAAAATATTTTTTTACTTTTAAACAAACAATAAAATTTATATTATGAAAACACAATTAAAAGATTTAAAAATTAAGTTAAAAGATGTTGAATCAAACATTAAATATTGCGAATATAAAGGCAAAGAAAATATGCCAATATATAAATATTTTTTAGATAGACGAGATACATTAATTTCAACCATAAATAACATAAGATGAAAAATAGAAAATACGAAGCAAACTTAATAGTATTTAGTATATCAATAGTTAGTATGCTTTTAATACTTATAATATTATAATGGAAGTAAATAAAGAAAAAAGAAAACAAATACCACTATTTAGTGGTTTGTTAAAATATTTCCCAGATGCGTTATGTGAAGTTGCTAAAGTTAGTTATATAGGAAGCAAGCAACATCATCCTAATGAACCTCTACATTGGGACAGGAATAAATCAACTGACGATCTTGATGCATTAATGAGACATCTTATAGAGTCTGGAAAAAAAGATACTGATGATATATTACATAGCGCAAAGGTAGCTTGGCGTGCATTGGCAAATCTACAAAAAGAGTTAGAGAGTAAAAACCAAAGAAGCGAACAATGGCACACAGACCAATACAATCGTAATAGATTGCCAGAAGATCAAATAATATCAGGAACAGAATGAATGTATTAGAGCTTTATGCAGGTAGTAGAAGTATTGGTAAATCTGCGGAGTCATTAGGATATAATGTTTATAGTTCAGATATAAATGACTTTGAAGGTATAGATTATGTTGTTGATATTTTACAGTTTGATATAGAAAAACTACCTTTTAAGCCAGACATTATTTGGGCAAGTCCACCTTGTACATATTTTAGTGTAGCAAGTATAGGTAAGCATTGGCACAAAAATCATACACCTAAAACAAAACAAGCAGTTTTTGGTGTACAGATAATAAAAAAAACAATAAGTATAATCAAAGAATTAAAACCAAAATACTGGTATATAGAAAACCCTAGAGGCAAATTAAGAAAGTTAGACTTTATGCAATCATTAGAAAGAACGACTGTATGGTATTGTAAGTATGGTGATAAAAGAGCAAAGCCAACTGACATATGGACTAATAATTTAAGGTCAATATTTAACCCTAACGGATGGCAACCTAGAAAAGAATGTCATAATGGTAATAAAAAATGTCATCACGAGTCAGCACCAAGAGGTAGTAAAACAGGAACACAAGGTTTAAAAGGTAATTACAATAGAAGTAAAATTCCACAAGAATTATGTTTAGAAATATTAAAATCAATTTAAAAAATTAAAAATATGGAAGCAAATAAATACACGCCTGTAGAAGAAGCAGCACTTTTTTTACATCAAAGAGTCAAAGCTATGGAAATAGAAATTGACAGATTAAATGAAATTAATGAGTCACTATTTGACCAATATGAAATACAAAATGTCGAAATTGAAAAATTTTCACAACTAAAAGAAATGTATAAAAAATTAAAGGAAGAGAATAAACAACTTAAAAAAGCACTAATAGGATGTTAGTACAAAAAGATAGTAATGCACTTTATCACCAATCACCTGGTATTAGTGCAAGTGGTTTAAAGACAATATTTAAAAAATCAATATATCATTATTTAAATCAAAAACCTTTTGAGTCTAGCTCAATGGCTTTTGGTTCTGCTGTACATTGTGCAATGTTAGAACCAGATGATTTTTATAAAGAATATCACGTAATGCCAAAACTAGATCGTAGAACAAAAGATGGCAAAAGTGAATATGAGTTGCAAAAACAAAAAGCAAGTGGTAAAATATTATTAAGTTATGATGACTTTAAAAAAATAGAACAAATATTAGTTAATTTTAGACAACACGATTTAGCACAAAAATTTTGTAAAGGAGATATTGAATACTCACACTACACAAAATATGACGATATAGAGGTTAGAATTAGACCTGACGTTTTAAACAAGGTAGGTAATTTTATTTGTGATGTTAAAACTTGTCAAGATAATTCACCAATGGCATTTAAAAGAGATGTGTATAAATATGCTTATCATTTACAGGCTGCATTCTATATGGATATGTTAGGCATAAATGATTGGCGTTTTGTAGCTGTACAAAATACTTACCCTTATACTGTAGAGGTATATGCATTAAGTGAAGAACTAATAGAACAAGGTAGAAAAGCTTGGCAAAAAGCATTTTCAGACTATAAATTATATATAGAATGTGGCATTGTATCAAGTTATAATTGGAACGAATTTAAAGATGACGGAAGTCTAGTAATATAAATGGATATATATAAAGATATAATAGAAAGATTTTATAATATAAAATTAGATGACAAATCAAGAGCAAGAAAATACGTGTATGCAAGAGCTATGTATTATTATGTGTGTAAAAAATATAGTAATTACAATGTCTCTCAAATAGCTAGATCACTATATAAAAATCACGCTACCGTATTATATGCTTTAAAAGAGTTACCTAATATGTTAAGATTTGATAAAAAATTAAAACAAGATTTTTTCTTTATACGTGAACTATGTAATTTTCATAACAAACCTGATATGGACTTAGAAGAATTATTACATAAATACAATGCATTAGTAATTCAATATGATATATTAAAAGAAAAATGTAAAAAAAGATAAATAAAATTTTAAATTTGTACTAAAACTACTATGCGAGAAAATCCATTTAATAAATATCTAACAAAAGAGGATAAATTACAGCATAGAATTATCAGCTATTTAAAATATCAATATCCTAAGGTGCTATATACACACGTACCAAATGAAGGTAAACGATCTGTCTTTGAAAGATATAAATTTAAATACTTAGGAGCTAAAGCAGGTGTGCCAGATTTATTAATATTTAAACCTAATAAAACATATTGTGGATTGGCACTAGAATTAAAGGTGGGTTATAACAAACCTACTAAGTTACAAAAAGAATGGTTAAAAAATTTAGAGGATAATAATTGGTTAGCGTTATGTCTAAATAATTATGAAGAAATTGTAGAAACAATAGATAAATATTTAAAAAATGTATAAAGTGTATTTTGACTCGAACAATCAAAAAGTTAGATGGACACAAACATCTACAGACAATTTACATTATGATTATCAATATGTTGGAGCAATGACTAGAGTTGAATTTGATTTATTAGTTGAGGTCTTATGGGAAATCTTTGAAGATAAAGATATACCATTTGAAGATTTTAAAAAATATTTTAATGACATTAGAGTTTTTTGCGACAAGATTAAGGTCTTAATGGATTAAGTAATAGACAATGAAAATAAATAAAATAATAAAACCTAAGCGTTTTGAACGCTTTACTGTAATTCCATCTGCCATATTTAGATTTAAAAATATAAGTATAGGAGCTACAGGATTATATGCTTATTTGTTTAGTCACGACATTAAACAAGAAATCACAATTACATTTATATGCAATCATTTTAAAGACGGTAGAGATGCCATTAATAGTAGATTAAAAGAACTTATAGATTATGGTTTTTTAATACGTGAGAGAGTAAGAATTAAAGGTAAGTTTGTTGGCACTAATTATATACTTAATGATGTACCACAGACTGAAAAACCACAAACGGAAAAACCACGCGTGGTTAATCCTGAACAAAGTAATATTAATAATATATATACTAATAATAAAAGTAATATAAGTACTAAAAATAAAATGCCAATAAAATATAGTGAAACATCTAAAAAGGCATTTGATTATTTCGTACAATTATTTCCAGAAAAAAATAAGCCAAAAACAAAAGCACAAAAAACTAAATGGTTAGATTGTTTAGATAAAATAGAAAGATTAGATAAGTATGATTTGCGTGATGTGTATGCTGTAAGTAGAGATTTAAGAAATGATACATTTTGGAAAAATAATTTTTTAAGCATTTTAAAATTAAGAAACATTGATAAGAATGGCATTAAGTATATAGATAGATTTATGTTAGCTAAAGAAAATGACGTCAATACTATAAAGAAAAAAATACAAGGTGCTATAAAATTTTACAAATACAATGAAACAAATGGCAATACAGCCATCGGTGTTAAAACAATTAATGGCGATATAGATTACACAATGCTAAAAACAATGTTAGATAAAAAAGATATTGATATAATTATAAATAACATAAATGACATTTAAAGATATTTTTGAACTTGAAAGACAATTAGTTTTTCTTTTAAATCAAAGCGGTTGGGACTTAGAATGGGACAGCGATGAATATAGTTTTTTTGATGCAAAAGGTTTTGATAAGAATAATGATAGTTGCATAGTAGAAATGAAATTTAGAAATCAATACTACTTAAATAAAATGTTAGAAGAAAAAAAATACAACAATTTAATAAACAATAAAAACTACAAAAAGAAATATTATGCTGTAGTAGATAACAAAGGGTGTTTTATATATGATTTAGACAATGTAGATATAACATTAACTAAGTCAATAGAATGTCCAGTAAAAACAATAACCGATAGAAAAGTAACAAAAATTAAAAAAATAATTTTACTTTTACATCACGACGCAATGAAATACAATTACAAATTTTTTAAACAATGAAACAATGTCTTATTATAATGATTTATCAGAATTAGGAATAATACTGAAGAAAACAAGTGGCATATGTAAAGTAAAATGCCCAGAATGTTCACACACTAGAAAAAACAAAAAAGATACACCACTATCAGTAAATATAGATGAGGGTTTATATAATTGCCATAATTGTGGCTATTCTGGTAATGTCAAATTTAAATCTAAACCAGAGTATATAGTACCTGTAAAACAAAATGCAGAGGTAACAGATCGTGTTTTAAAATGGTTTGCTACTAGAAAAATATCAGAGCCAACTCTTGTACATTGGAAAGTAGGCGAATCTTTAGAATATATGCCACAAGTACAGAAAAAACGTAGAGTTGTAAATTTCAATTACTATAGAGAAAATAAATTAGTCAATGTTAAATACAGAGATTCTGAAAAAAACTTTAAAATGGTATCAGGAGCTGAACTAATATTTTATGGTCTTGATAATATAAAAAATACTGATTCAGTTTATATAGTAGAAGGTGAAATGGACGCACTTAGTATGCACGAGTCTGGCATTTATTCTGTTTGTAGTGTACCAAATGGTGCAAGTAAAGGCAATCAAAAATTAGAATATTTAGACAACTGCTATAAGTATTTTAAAAACAAAAAATCTATAATTATATGTACAGATAATGATGAAGCAGGTCTTATGCTTAGAAATGAATTAGCTAGAAGGTTTGGTTTTTATAAATGCAAATACGTTGATTTTGGTGAGTTTAAAGATGCTAATGATGTTTTACTAGCAAAAGGTACTGAAGCGTTAAGAAGTGTTGTTAAAAACGCTAAAAACTTCCCACTAGAGGGTGTTTTAAATATAAACGACATATGGCAAAATGTTTTAAACTATAGTGAAAAGGGTATAAAAAATTATTCTATAGGTATGGGACAATCTGATGAATACTGGAAATTAGCATTTGGAGAATGGACAGTTGTAACTGGTATTCCTAATAGTGGTAAAAGTGATGTTGTAGACCAAATCTGTTGTAATCTAGCTACACAATATGGTTTTAGATGTGCAATGTTTTCACCTGAATCATTCCCATATGAAGGGCATATAAAAAGAATAGCAAATAAACTAAATAAAACAAATTGTAATACCGATGAGCTTAATAATACTAAAGATTTTATAGAAGAACACTTTAACTGGATAAAAATAGATTTAGAAAATTTAACTCTAAAAGGTATTCTTAATGCATTTAAAGAGTTAGTATTTCAAAAAGGTATAAACATTTGTGTTATAGACCCTTACAATATGTTAGACCACTCAGCACAACGTGACCACTCTTATGTAGGTAAATTATTAAGCGAAATAACACAGTTTTGTCAACAAACTAAAACTCATTTATTTTTAGTGGCACATCCTAGAAAAATAGAAACTATAGAAGGCACATACAAAAAACCAACTTTATACGATATATCTGGTAGTGCAGATTTTTTTAATAAAGCATACAACGGATTAATTGTTTATAGATGTATTGGTCAAAAATCTAAATACAAAAGTGACTTAGTCAAGATGTATGTAGAGAAAGTAAAACGTAAAGAAAATGGGCAATTAGGTGAGTTTGAGATAGCACCTGATTTTAATTCTGGTGGTGTTTATAAGCACTTAGAATTAGCTAAGAAAAAATTTGAAGTAATTAAAGATAATATACCTTTTTAATGACAAAAAAACATTATAAAGCAATGCAATGGTGTATAAATAATAACATTTATGTTAGTGCATATCCTACTACAATAGGCACAAAAGTAGAAATAAATAACAATGGTAAAACCTTTATTTCACCTAGTACTTACACCAAGAAACAATTAGATTTTAAAATATGGGAATTATATTTGTATCTTTATGACCAAAATAATTAACAATGGCTAAGAGACAAAATCCAACGCTTAAAAAAGCAATGATAAAAGCACTGGAGAAATGTATGGGTATAGTTACTACAGCTGCTAAGATGGCTGGTATAAATAGAACTACTCATTATGAATGGTTAAAAACAGACCCAGAGTATAAAGACAAAGTAGAAGCATTAGAGGATTTAATATTAGATTTTGCAGAAACTAATCTGCATCAACAAATAGAAGAAGGTAATACAACTGCTACAATATTTTTACTTAAAACAAGAGGTCGCAAAAGGGGATATATAGAACGTCAAAACATTAAAATGGAAGCTGACATTAATACAACAAAAATATCGCCTGAAGGACAAAAGAAAATTGACGATATTTTGAATGACGAATATTAATGGAATAATAAAAGAAAAGTGTGAGGATTCATTACTTTTTTTTACTAGATATATATTTAAAGAAAATACTGGTAATAAGTTTGAAGTAGCAGAATTTCACAAAACATTAGCTAATACTTTACAAAGTGTTTATGATGGCGATATAAAACGTCTAATTATAAATATACCTCCACGTTATGGTAAAACAGAAATAGCTGTAAAAATGTATATATGTTGGGTCTTATCAAAGAATCCATATGCAAAATTTATACACTTATCATACTCAGATGCATTAGCATTAGATAATAGTTCACAAACTAGAGAATATATACAATCAGATGCGTTTCAGCGTGTTTGGGATATTACACTTAAAAAAGATAGTCAATCACAAAAGAAATGGTACACTACACAAGGAGGTGGTGTATATGCTACTGCTAGTGGTGGTGCAATAACAGGATTTGGTGCTGGTAGTGGTGGCGCTATAATAATTGATGACCCTCTAAAACCAGATGATGCAACGTCCGATGTAAGAAGGTCTTTTATAAATAACAGATACAATACCACTATCAGGTCTAGGGTAAATGATAGAGATGTGCCTATAATAGTCATAATGCAACGATTACACGAGGAGGATTTAAGCGGTTATCTTTTAGATGGTAATAGTGGTGAGGAGTGGCATCATTTAAAATTATCAGCAATACAAGAAAACAATGTGCCATTATGGAACAGTAAACATTCTTTTGAAGAACTTGAAGCAATAAGACAAGCAGATAGATATACTTTTAGTGGTCAGTATTTACAAGAACCTGCGCCATTAGAGGGTGGTGAATGGCGAATTGATTGGTTCAATATAATTAATAAAGCTGAAGTGCCTAATAATATTAATTGGGAGATGTTTGTTGATGGTGCTTATACAAAAGATACAAAGAACGATCCAACAGGAATACAAATTAGTGGTAAGAGTGGCGATAATTTATATATACTTAAAAGCATAGATAAATACTTAGAAATGCCAGAGCTGAAAACTTTTATAAGTAGTTTTATAAAAAATTGTGGTGTTAATATTAGCCAAATATTAGTAGAGCCTAAAGCATCTGGTAAATCATTAGTGCAGTTGTTAAGGCGAGAAACAAACTATAACGTATCAGAATTAAAAACAGACTTTGTAAAATACAGTAAAATAGAAAGAGCTAGAGCCTCATCACCATTTATTGAGGGTGGTCGAGTTTATTTAATTAAAGACTATTGGAATGATGGTTATTTACAACAAGTTAGCACATTTCCTAATGCAAAACACGATGAACATATTGATGTTACATCTTATGCAATAGAGCGCAATTTACTAAAAAATTTCTTTATTGTATAAATACTTTTAAATTTTGTATTTTTACAAAAAATTTATTATAAGCAAAAAAATATGGCTTCACTTTTTGACCGCTTCAAATCCATAATTAATAAAAATTCACAAAATACTGCTAAAGGCTATAACAGAGCTATATATAATTGGCTTGGTGAATCTATAATTTGGAATCCTGAAAATGACGATTCTTATATTAATGAGGGTTACAGAAAAAACGCAACAGTTTATTCATTAGTTAATATTATAACAAAGGCTGCAACGACAATACCATTTCAGATATATGAAGTAGATAATGTAAATGATTATAAAAGATACAAATCGTTAACAAGCGGTACTATTGATTCTACAACAATGCAAAAAGCAATGATGCTTAAAAATAAGTCAATGATAGAATTGCACGATACTGAACTACATATGTTGTTAGAAAGACCTAATCCAGCGCAATCTTATAATAGTTTTATAACAGAATTAATTGCTTTTGGTAAATTAACAGGTAACAGATACATTTATGGTTTAGCACCAGAAACAGGCAACAATGCTAATAAATATACAGAGTTATATGTGATGCCTTCACAAATTATGGAAATAGTAAGTGGTGGTTTAATGAATCCTGTTGCAAAATACAAAATACAATACAACGGCACATATGAAATGGATGCCAGTGATATATGTCACATAAAAGATTTCAACCCTTACTATGATGGTACTGGTTCACATTTATATGGTCAATCGCCATTACGTGCAGGTCTAAGAGCGTTAACAACAAATAACGAAGCAATACAAACAGGTGTTAAATATTTACAGAATCAAACAGCACGTGGTGTTTTAATGTCTGAAGAAGGTGACTTAAACGAAGTACAAGCACAACAATTAAAAGATAAGTTTAAAAATCAGTTTACTGGTTCTAATAACGCTGGTGAGGTTTTAATAACACCTAAAAAATTATCTTGGGTTAACTTTGGTTTAAATGCTGCTGATGTTTCTTTGATAGAACAATACAACGCATCTGTAAAAGATTTATGTAATATCTACAACGTGCCTGTGCAATTGTTAAATAATACAGATTCTAATACATATAACAATATGAAGGAAGCTAAAAAAGCATTGTATCAAAATGCTGTTATTCCTGAGTTAGTTAAAATTAGAGATGAGATAAATAGATGGCTATGTCCACAGTACGGAGACAAATACAAATTTGACTTTGATTTCACTTGCATACCTGAACTACAAGAAGAAAGTGATAAAGTAGTTGACCAACTATCAAAAGCTTGGTGGATAACACCAAATGAAAAACGTGCTGTAATGAATTATGGCGAAGATGAAGAAAATGAAGCGTTGAATGATTATTACATACCAGCAAACTTATTGCCAGTAAATGCAGAAAATATAGATATTCCTGTTGAGGAAAATGTAAGAGAATCTGTAGATATAGATGTATCTAAGTTTTTAAAGGAAAAAAAAACTGAAATAGAGTCTAAGCAAACTTACGACAACTATCCACAGAGTGCTACTAATAACGCAAAGCGTATGTTAGAATTTAGAGAAAAATATGGTCGTGATGTTGTACAAGGCGGAACTGATATAGGTTGGAGACGTGCCTCACAATTAGCTAGTAGAACTGCATTAAGCTTGTCAACTTTGAAAAGAGTCAAATCATTTTTAGCAAGACATAAAGATAACTCAAAGATATCAGATGAATTTAAAGGTGAACCATATAAAGATAAAGGCTATGTAGCTTATAATCTTTGGGGTGGTGAATCAATGAGAACTTGGGTAAATAAATTTCTTGACAAGTTAGAATCATAATATGCTTAACAAAAGAGATAATTGGCAACGTGCATTTGAAAAACAAATGGGCATTGCAGAAAGACGTAATATTCCTAAAGTAAAAAAATTCTATAAAACAGAATACAAAAAAGGTGTTGATTCTTTTTTATCTATGAATCAAACTAATTTTGATATTTTATTTAACGTAACTACATTGTCTAAACTATATAGAGATTTATATGAAGATATAGGAATGCAATTTGCTAAATGGTATGCAAGACATTTTGATAAGTATATATCAAAAGGTGTAAACCCAAAACAATATGAATCATTCTGGATGGAACGATTTGCTTACTTTGGTTCAGTAATAGCAGCACAAAGAGTAACACTAGTTTCTAACACAGCTAAACAAACATTAATAACACTTACACAAAGATTGATGTCAGACCCTGAATTTATGATGATGGGAGTTGCACAACAAGCAAGAATATTAAATAATAAATTTGGACAATACTCATTAATGCAAGCTGTCAGATTAATTAGAACTGAAGGCACAAACATAGCTAACTACGCTACTATGCAAAGCGCACAATCTATATTCCCTGCATCACAACTTAAAAAAGAATGGATAGCTAGCTTTGATGATAGAACAAGAGATGCACACGCTGAGGCTGATGGACAAATAGTAATGCAAGCTGACCCTTTCTTAGTAGGTGGCGAGCAATTACTTTATCCAGGTGACCCAGCAGGTAGTTCAGAAAACGTCATAAACTGTAGATGTAGTGTTGCGCCTTTTCCAGTAGAAAACGCTGAAGCAGATGGTACAATTGAAAATATTGGTTTAGGGTTGGGTGGTCAACTAGCATAGCTAAAATTTAAAATTTGTATATTTACAAAAATTTTTTCTATGAATACTATATTATATAAACAAGCACCTATTGGAGAGCTTTTAGATGCTGACGAAAACGCAGGAATTATAAAAGGTTACGGATCATACTTTGGAAACAAAGATTCAGATAGTGATATCATTGTAAAAGGCGCTTACACAAAAACAATACAAGAAAACGGAGAACGTGTTAAATATTTATATCAGCACGATATGAATCAGCCGATTGGTAAAATGCGTGAATTGTATGAAGATGATAAAGGTCTTGTATTTGTAGCAGAGATAGCAAAAACACAATTAGGTAAAGATGTAGTAGAGTTAATGAAATCTGGAGTTATAACAGAAAACTCTGTAGGTATAATGCCAATACAAAAAGAAAATAAAGGCGACTATAGAGAAATCAAAGAAGTTAAATTATATGAAATTAGTGCTGTAACATTAGCTGCTAATGACCAAGCAAAAATATTAGATGTCAAAGGTAATGTAGATTTAGAAAAATTATCAAAGAGATATGACAATCTAAGTAAATTAATCAGAAAAGGTAACATATCCGATGAATTAGGTTATGCTATCGAAGCTGAAATACTTAAACTGAAATCATTATTTGTAGAGTTCACAAAGCCGACAGAAGAAGTCACTTTGCCGAATGTTGAAGCTAAGTCAAATGATTTGGATATATACAATTATTTAATTAATTCCTTAAAAAAATAAAAATGGAAGAAAACGTAAAAAATCAATTAGACCAGTTAAATACTGCTATTGATTCAAAAATTGAAAAAGCTAAAGACATTGCTGTTGAAGCATCTGTTGTACAAGCTGACGAAATCGTAAAAAGCCAAGTATCAGAAATGACTACTAAGTTTAACGATAGACTAGATGCTATTGAAGTATCTAACAAAAAAACATTTGAAGCTAACCAACCAAGAGATTTTAAATCTGCTTTAGGAAAAGCTTTATCAGAAGGAGCAATTGACTCATTAACTAAAGGTAACTCAAGAAGTGCATCATTTCAGATTAAAGCTGATATGACTACTGGAGCTGACTTTACAGGTGAAGTAATTCCAGCTGATAGAGTACCAGGATATTTTTTCGATCCTACTAGACCAGTACACGTAAGAAGTTTAATTTCTGGTGGTTCTACTGTAAGTGATGTAATAAGATATGTAAAAGAATCAGCATATGCTAACAACGCTGCACCAGCTGCTGAGGGAGCAACATTAGGACAGTCTGATTTTAATATGACTGCATCAACTGCATTAGTTCAAAAGATTGGTACTTACTTTAGAATATCTGAAGAAATGCTAGCTGATACGCCTCAATTAACATCTTATTTATCTGCAAGAGCGCCAGAAAAATTATTAGAAATAGAAGATGCACAACTTTTATCTGGAAACGGTTCTGCTCCAAATCTAAGTGGTATTATTACTGCTGCTGCTGATTTTGATGTAAGTTCAAATGGTAAGTTCTACCACGCTGTAGAAAGTGCTAATGAATTTGATGTAATCGTTGCTGCTTTAAATCAATTAAGTCTTGCTAACTATAGCGCTGATTGTATCTTATTAAATCCAACTGATTTCCATAAGATATTATTATTAAAAGATACAACTAACAACTATATCAAAGACCAAGTATATGCTGGGTTACAACCTACGTTTATGGGTGTTAAAGTTATCTTAAATACAGCTATGGCTGCTGGGACATTCTTGATTGGAAACTTTGCTGCTGGTTCACAAATGTGGATTAGAGAAAACCTAAACGTAGAGTTCTTTAGAGAAGATGGAACTAACGTGAGAGATGGTTTTGTTACAGTAAGAGTATCTGAAAGAGTTGCTTTAGCTAACTATTTGCCAAATGCTTATGTAAATGGCGCATTTAGTACAGCAAAAGCTGCACTAGAAACAGCGTAATCTAATAATTACACTAACTAAAGAGGGCGCTTCGGCGCTCTTTTTTTTTGCCTAGTCTTATCTGTTAAACAATAAAATGAAAAAAAACTTTAAAATAAAATGAAAAAATATTTTGTATTTTGATAAAAAGTGTTATCTTTGTATAGAACAACAATAACAATTAAATTATATATTATGAAAACTAAATTTGAAATCGGAAAAATTTATAGAGGAGTTAGCGGAGTTGGTACTATCGACTTGACAGTAATTAAAAGAACAGCAAAAACATTATGGGTAAAAACTTGTTTTGGTATTGATATGATTAGATTAAAAAATAATTGTATATCTGAAGAAAATGTTAAATTTAGAAGTTGGTATTGTGGTTCAAACGATATTTATAATGAAGAACAAATGTTAAAAGATGCGTATTATCAAGCGTATGAATATTAATTATAAAAAAAAACAATGCAAACAATAATAAGATTTATTAAAAAAGACAAAGACAATTGGAAATGGCTATTAGGTTTTTATACTATAGCTACAGTATTAACTTTACTTTTAACAATACAAATATAATGGATGCTAGAGATTACTTAGATACTTTATTAGACCCATACAATCAATTTGAACACGAATGTCCTGTATGTGGTAGACCACAAAATTTTAAAAGTCCTTGTAGCTCTGTTTGTGAAGAGGCTGAGATGATATGAACAAAAAACAAATTAATTTTTGGCTTAGTGTTGTATTAATATTTTTTACAATAAGACAAGCTTTATTATTTTATGATATTTTAGGTTCATTATTTTTCTTAATCTTAACTCTATCTATTTTAAATAATAGAAATATATAGTTTTTTGTTAGTCTAAAAAACCAGCTGTTTTAATCAATAGTTGGTTTTTTTGTATATTAGAGTGTGGATAACAATACTCGTGGATGTTACGCAGAATATAAATTTGCAACAATGGCAATGGAATATAATATGCGAGTATCAATGCCCCTTCTTGATTCATCGCCTTATGACTGTATTGTTGAACTTCCTAATGGCAAACTAAAAAAAATACAAATAAAATCTACAAACAAAGGTGAACACCCAAAAGGTATTCATATTACATTAAGATATTCTAATGTTAACTATACAACACAGGAGGTTGATTATTTTGCTGTGTGGATTGAAATAAGAAAAGGATTTTATATAATTAAAAACAATGGCAAAATGGCTGCATTTAGAATATCTAAGAATGGTAAATATTCAAAAAATTTTAATAACTTTGCTAAAATTGTTTAATTTTATTGTTTTCATTGTCGAAAAGGTGCTACAAATTTATTGTGGCACTTTTTTTTTATCTTTACAAAAAATAATATTATGAAACTAAAAGTATTAATGCCTTTAAATCACAAAGGCAAAGTTTATCAAAATGGTGATTCAATAGACGTACCTGTTGAGAAAGTAGCAATATTTATTAATAAGGGGTGGGCAGCTAAATTTGAAAAGAAAGAAGCTAAACCAAAAAAAGTAACAAAAGAATTAAAAAAAGATTCTATAGAAACTAAAAGCGATGCGACAAATAAAGATTAATTCTGTAACAGGTAGTGAAATTATAACAACATCTGAAGTTAAAGACTATGTAAGGGTAGATACAACGGCTGATGATAATATTATAGCAAGAATGATAGTACAAGCTAGAATTTGGTGTGAAAATTATATATCAAAAGATATAGTAGCAAAAACTAGATCATACTACATACCTCAAACTAATTCAGGTATATTTGATTTACCTTTTGCGCCTGTTGCTAGTATTCAATCAATTACTATAGATGGCACAACAGCTACTTATGAAATTTTAGGTTTAGATAACGAAACTATAGAATTAGATTCTGGTTCTGCTAGTAAAGTTAAAATAAATTATACAACCGCAGGATTATCTGACGATTTATTAAAACAAGCTATGTTACAATTAGTATCTACTTATTATGACAACAGGTCTGATTTTGTAAGCGATACAAAAGGTGATATTGATGAAGTTCCTAGCTCTACAAAAAACATTTTAAACTCATATAAAACAATGTTTTTATAATGGATGCTGGTAAACTAAATCAAAGAATAACTATAAAAAGGTTAACTAAATCTAGTGATGGGTTTGGTGGCTTTAATTCTACATTGTCAGACGTTAAAACAATGTGGTGTTCTTTAAAAGAAATAAGTGGTGAAGTTAAAGATGAATTTGGTAAACGTGAAAGATATGTAGAAGTAGAATTGTTAGTTAGAAAAAAATCTGCTAATGACATTACAATTGGTGATATATTTATAGCCGAAGGTAATACTGATGAATTTAGAATTAATAATATGTATCAATCTAAATTAGATTTTTATGTTGAAATTAAAGCTACAAAAATTGATTAATGAAAGCTAGTATAAAAATAAATCAAGGTGATTTAAACCAACTAAATAAAAAATTAAATTTTTTTAAAAATTTTGATAAAAAAGTTTTATCAAGTGAGTTGGGTAGAACTGCTTTAGATATTTCAAGACTAGCGAAAAGAACTGTGCCTGTAGATACAGGTGGATTGAGAAATTCAATAACAGCAGAAATACAAGGCAAAACTGTTTCTGTTGTAGTAAATAAAGATTATGCGCCTTATATAGAATTTGGCACTGGTAGTATGGTTAAAATAGATGATATGGTATCACTAGGCATTCCGCCAAGTTATGCAATGCAATTCAAAGGTAAAGGATTACGTGAAGTAAACTTACCAGCAAGACCATTCTTATTTAGTAGCGCAAGAATAGAATACAACAAATTATTAAATAGATTAAATAATAGAATAAAAAAAATTAGATAATGTTAGAAGCAATACATTACGTGAGAAAGGCTATAATAGCTAAATTAACGAACAACGTGACTATAGACAACACTACTATTAAAATTTACAATAGAGTGCCTAATAACGCTTCTTATCCGTTTATACGTGTATATTCTGTATCTAACAATGAAGTAGACCAAAATCAAACACAATTTAATTTTGAGACAATAACAAGAATAGAATGTGTTACTCGATTTGTATCAGATGATGGTGGCGAGTTAGATGTTAATTTAATGATGTCACAAGTTTTACAAAAAGTGAGAACAAGACCAAACAATTATATTGATTTAAGTACAGATGGTTTTAATGTATATACTAGTGTTAACGCTGGTATTACGTATTTAACTGACGACCTTAGCGATCATACATATTACAGAGCAATATTAGAATTATCTAACAAAATAACACAAAATTAAAAATGCTACAAGACTATAAAACTTTATATATAAATATGGGTAGTTTAGGACTATCGTTAACAGACATTGACATAATATTAAAAATTGTGCTTTTACTCATCACAATTTTTTACACGCTGCAAAAATGGTATTTAATGAATAAAAGAAAAGATGACTAGAAATTTTACTAAAGAAGAATTTGATTGTAACTGCGATTGTGGTGTTTGTGAAATGCCTATAAATGTTTATCACAATATAGTCAAAGTTGCAAATCAATTACAAGTTTTAAGAGATGAGTTAAAAAAGCCAATACATATAAACTCTGGATGGCGACCAGAAGAATATAATAATTCAATCAAAGGCTCATCAAAAAAATCACAACACATATTAGGCAAAGCATCTGACATATCTATTAAAGGATTATCTTCTTTAGAAGTGTATAAGACAATAGAAAGACTTATAGAAAATGGTGATATGTTACAAGGTGGCTTAGGCTTATATGATAATTTCGTACACTACGATATTAGAGGCACAAGAGCTAGGTGGGACTATCAAAAAAAATTATAATGGCAAAGAAATTTAAAGACACAAAAATAGGTAAATTTTTATCAAAAAATGGGTCTAGTATTGTAGATTCTTTGGGTGATGTATTACCTAATAATGGTGTACTTGGATTAGTCAAAAATCTTATTGATAAAGATGTTAAAATGCCAATAGAAGATAAAGAAAAAGCAATGAAATTACTAGAAATGGAAATGATTGAAATGAAAGAGATTAGTAATAGATGGGCATCGGATATGTCTGCATCTGGCACTTTTTTATCAAAAAATGTACGACCTATAACACTTATGTTTTTTTCTGTAAGTTATGTTATTGGATGGTATTTAGATTATTCACTAGACTCTATTACTGGGTTACTTTCATTAATTGTAGGTTCATATTTTGGTAGTCGTGGTTTAGAAAAAATAATGGGTAATAACAAACATAAATAATGGCAAGAAATCAGTCTCAATTTGTTAAATTAGATAGACCAAAAAAAAAGAGAAAAGGGGTTCATTCAAAATGTAAATCTTCAAATTATAAAGGTTCAAAGAATTACAAAAAAAAATATAAAGGACAAGGCAAAAACTAGATATGGCTACATTATTTGGAACTAAAATACAAGACACTTATGACGGACTCTTAAAAGTAACCGATAACATAGGTATTACTAGTACTAAAAAATTTATTACTGATGGTCTAGGAGTTAATTCTAGTGTTAAAATATCAAGTTTAGATTTTGAAGTAGCTAACTTTTTTTTTATAGATGTCTTAAGTGGTCAAGACCCATCTAATTATAAAGTAGGTATAAACACATCAACACCAACACAAATGTTACACGTTGTTGGTAATATGCGTTTGACAGGTGCTTTTTATGATTCTAACAACGCTACAGGCACATCTGGACAGATATTAAGTTCTACAGCATCAGGTACTGACTGGGTAGATATAACTGCAATACAAACATTAAGTGGTTCAGGTACAGCAAATTATTTGACTAAATGGACTAATACTAGTGTTCTTGGCAATAGTATATTATATGAAACTAGTTCTAAAATTGGCATTGGCACAATACAACCTTATGAAAAATTACACGTTGATGGCAATGTAGCAGTAGATGGTGAATTACATTTACTATCTTCTAATGAAGTTTATGGTATTATAAAGCCTGAAAATTCTATAATAAAATTTTATGCAGGTGATGGTATATCTGCTACAGGTACGCCAGATGTTATAATTACTGGTGATGGTAATTCAAGACTAGGCGTGAATGTTGCTAGTCCAGATGAAGCATTACACGTTGTTGGTGATGCACTTATAACAGGTGATTCACAAGCTGATGCGTTCAAACCAGCTGCAAATACAGAGCCTATAAAATTTAAAAACTTTGCCAGTACTGAGTTAATGAGAATTACAAACACTGGCTTAGTTGGTATCGCAAATAATAGTCCATCTTATACATTAGATGTTACAGGTACAGCTAGAGTTTCTGGCGATACATATTTTGTAACACAAGGTAATAGTGACGATAGTAACAAAGTTGCAACAACAGCTTATGTTAAAAACTTAATAGAAGAAATACCAGCAGGTTTAGTTTTTCAAGGAACTTGGGATGCAAGTACTAATACACCAACACTAACAAGTGGCTCAGGTACAACAGGGCATTTTTATATAGTAGCTACAGATGGGTCAACTAACTTAGATGGCATAACAGATTGGAAAGTAGGCGATTGGGCAGTATTTGTAGAGCAAGGTGAGACAGATCAGTGGGAAAAAATAGATAATTCATCTGTGTTAGATGGCTCTGGTACAGGGCAAAAAGTAACACTTTGGTCAGGTTCTGGTACATCAAACACATTAACAGATGCGCCAATAACTATCTCTGGTAATAATGCAACTTTTGCAGGTACAATTGGTTCAGGCGCTATTACATCAAGCGCAAGCGTTATCGCATCTGGTAATTCTAATAGTTTTGGTAATACAACAATTTCTGCTTTATCAGCAACATCAGGAACTTTTTCAGCAAGCGTAACAGCGGCAGGTAATTCTAATAGTTTTGGCAATACAACAATAGCTGCTTTAACAGCTACAACAGGCGTTTTTGCAGGTGATATTGCTAGCAAGGGTTTAACAGTTGACTATACAGGTAATCGTACTGGTGATGCTGGTATTTTAGTGACTAACGATCATAATGATTGGGGTATAAAAGTAGACAAAGATCCTTCAGGTGATGACTATGGTATCTTATCGCAAACAGACGGTGAAAACGCAATAGTTGTAAGAAACGCAGCAGGTACTAATAAAATACAACTACAAGGTGATGGTGACGCAACTTTTGCAGGTGATATATCTGCGGCAAACGCAAACATTACTACCACAATGGACGTGGGGTCATTTATTTATGTAGGTGGTAATAATTCAATATTTGCAGAAAATAATTTAAGATTTAAAA